CCCATCCAAAGTTGGTGCTGTAAAGCGATACTACGCTTTTGTGCTCGTTCGCAATTCTGTGATTGACAATGATCCGCTCAGGCTCTTGCAGGCCATACCTCGCGGCCGCCTCAAGGCTAACGACACCAGCAACTGTGTTGATCAGAAGGTCGCCGCCGAATTCTGAGATGCATCGCCTTGCGCCAACTGGCGTGGGGAGATCAAGAATGCTGGCCAGCCCCCAACTGTCAACGAAGTCTGGATCGGTACCTGCGTAAACAACTGCTTGGCCCCTAGAGCTAAGGAACACAGCATAATCGTCTGGCCCATCTCCAGCATCCCTCGACCAACGCCCGAACGCAAGTAGGTGGCCGCCACGACTAAAAAGAGGGCCAAGATCAAGCTTAACAGCAGCACCTGCAACAGCATCAACGGGAAGATACCACGCGTTGGCTGTGTCCTTTTCTATGAACCACACACGCCGCTTGTGGGACATGACGGAGATGAGATTTGCCGCCGTCACCCCGGTGATGGACGGGTTAGCCCACGCCGTACCGTTGTAGTGGTATGGCGCATCTGCCCCGTTGACGATGTACAGATATGACCCTGCGGAATTTGAAAAGTGAGTCCACTGAAACCGGTCACTAGCCAAGCCAGACACAACAGCCGCGCCAACCGCCCCGGCGGAAGTCACATCGAATATGCTTGCGCTTACCGCGGCGAACATCTTCCGAGATGCGAACCCCTCCCATACCATCAAGGAGTCGACGGCCGCTGATGTTAGGCCGGTGGCGTGGCTTGCAAAACCCTTCCTGAACTCGATGCCGCCCTTGGTCGGGATCATGTTTATCAGCGATATTGCGCGATCCTTCGGGATCGCAGTCAGGCGCGATATCGCATCCCATCCTCCGGTAGGAAGTGGGACTTGAACAATCCTGGATTTCTGCGGCATTAGATTTGATCCGGGATAACTGGATCAGGAGGCTGATAGCGCAGAGGCACAGTGCGCCCCATCTTGAGGGTTCTGCGGCCAGTCTCTTGAGCGATCAATGTCTGAAAATATGCCTCAGCCTCCTGATACTCCTCCTCCCAGCTTAGCCGCTTGGCTTTCAAGAAACGCCATGTAAGGCCAAGCTGAATTAGCGTCTCGTCAATCAAGCTTGTGTCTGTGTCTGCAACGAAGCTGCTGGTTTGCGCAGCTCCGCTAACCCAATTCTTGCTTGTGTACTCGTAAGCGATCGTCTCGCCAGCAGCCGGCACCGGGAGAATATCGACCGACGACGTGCTCGCTGGGGTGCGGCGCCACACCGGGTAGATCGACGAGAGCGTGCGAACCTTCAGGACCTGCCATTGACTTGGAGTGAGTGGACCGGTCATAGGCTGCTTGCGCGACCTGTTCCACATGCTGCCATCGACGAACCTATCGAAATCGCTCTCGGTAAACGATGCCTGCGTTTGAGTCGCGGTCGTTGAGAACGTATCTTCCTTTGTCAGGTAATACCACGCGTGCCTTTTGACCTGAACCTGACCGTCAAGATTGACAAGAGCCAGCATTTGCCTGGTGATCTTGGACGTTGACCCGATGACGCTGCCGGAGCGCGGCAGAGACAGCCGGTCCTGAACCGTGTTGACGATCGAGAGTAGGGTCATGCGTTTACATTCACATCAAGCGCAAGAAGCGCTGCGTCTAGATTGCTGATGCGACCATTCAGAAGGTTGATGCACGCCTGCCTAAAGTCCTGCTGTGTGTTGACCGCGTCCGTTTCGGCAACGATCGTTACTGATGCGTCGCCAGAAACCGAGGCCGTCTCGACAACAATGGCCGGAGGATTTGGATTGACTAGCTTGTTGCGAACTCTGATCCAATGCAGCCTGCGGCTTGCTAGATCAGCAGCATGATTAACCTGACTTAGAGCGATTGCCACCGGACTTCTCCGCCTTCAGAGCAGCCAACTGGGCCTTAATGTTCTCCAAATCAGCCGCCATCTCTTCATTCTGCCGTTGCAGATTGGCGGCTGCGATGGCTGCCTTTCCGGCGTCGTTTGCCCCCTCAAGCCACCTTATTGCCTTGCGCTGCAAGTCTCGACCGCCAGGACCAATCTTGGAGACACCGCCATCAGGAAGCGTCGCCAAGTCCTCGACAGATCGAAGGTTCATGTTCTGGCAGTTCCGCAGTTGAGCTGGCGTGATGAGTGGCCACGTCTTTAGGTCGATGCCGTCGGCCACCTCTTCCTTGCCGGCCCTCCATGCCTCATATGCGACAGCTATGTACGGCCAGATGTTCCTGTCCTGCTTAAGGCGCTTGACGCTCTCCGGAATAATGCGAGGGACCTCTCCCTTGTGGTGCATGTTGCACCACTCTTCGTCGCGGAACACAACGCGCCCCGCTTCTGCGGACGCTGATGGGTCCTCAACAGCCTTTACGAAAAACTCAGGCCAGATTGCTGGCTTCTTCCGATCCATCCACTTCTGACGAAGTGCGTCTTCACCACCGATAATCATGTCATTCTGCCCCATTTATGGCCACGCCCCGCCTTAGGGCGTTTACCTTCTACGCCGCTGATCTTACCAGCGTTTTTAGACGCGTAGAAAACTTTCTCGCCCTTCTCATCGCCGTATTCGGACTTCATGGCCTTCATGATCTTCCGGCCCTTAGGGGTCATTGGCATAGCTGCATTTTCTCCCATTCTTCGGAGATGTTATCGTACGTGTCATCAGACCACGTAAGTTTCTGTTTGGCCGTGAACCACGGAAGCTGTTGACCGGATTCAATGCCCATGAAGCATCTGATCCAATCGTCAGACGCTGGCGGATAATCTGGGGGCTGCTGCTTGAAGCTAATGAACGGCATGCCTCCAAAGATGCACAGAGCTTGCGGGCCGTTGTTGGTAAAGAAGTTCATCTCCGCGCCGTTATATAGCGCTGCCCTTGCTGGCACATGCCGGGAGGCAGATGGGAACACCCTAAATCCGTTGATTTCCTCAAACGCTCGCGCAGTGTCGCGAACAAAAACAACATCATACTTTTTGCTGTCGATATCATGCGCGAACTTCAGCCACGCCGGAATGTTGGAATTCCGTTGTGGCCAATGATCGGCCTCGCGGAGCGTGATGGTGATATACGGGCGGTTAGGGATGTTGATGCCATTGGGGATTTGAAGCTTTGGGAACGCTCCGCCGCATGCGAAAGCCTGCACACAATCTCGCATCAGTCCTGTAATTCCGATGTCTTCACCTTCTGCGTCTGAGATCGACGCTCCGTAGAGCCGCGTAAGTGGCTTGATGACTCCTTCGACCATCTGTCTGCGGTTATCGTAATCTCCCGGCAGGCCGTCGTGACGAACGCCAGGAATGAAGTGCACCGCTACGTCGTCATATCCGTGCCCCCTCGCCCACATCATGACGAGGATCAGCCACAACTGGTAGTCCCACGACGAAGCCATGATCCCGAGATCGTAGTTCGTTGTGAATGTGCCGCCTGACACTTTCCTCTCAGAAAGCCTCTGCATGACCCTGGCAACCGTCTGAAGAAGGCCGTCGCCATAGACCCCAATCCACGTGCCCTGCTCGGCAAGCCAGCGGCTGATTTCCTGGAAATCGTAGCTCTGCTTGGCCATCGCTGCCGTGGTGATGAACTTCCGACCGTCTGCGATAATCTCCCCGGCACCTTCTATGCTATTCTCCGGTTGATAGTAAGCGTGCAGCTTCTCGCCTGACAGGGAGCTATCGTATCCGAATAGATGCAGTTCCCTGAAGCCAAGAGCGAAGGCAAGGTGCATGCACCTGAGGCCTACTGTCTGCCCGCCGACGATCAGCAGCGTCTGGCGTTCCTCGACAACGTCTCCGCCATCTCTGCCGGCGTGCCAGAACGTGACATCTTTCTTATTGCGGCCAAGCCAAAGATCGGGATCGACCTGCGATGCCAACAGCAGGTGCGTTTTCTTCGGCAATCCCTCAACGAATCGCTTATTGAACGGCCGCGCATCGAGCACGACCACAAAATCAGGGGTGATACCTTTTGAGACAAGCCAATGCCCCGCGCCGTTCAGAGCGAAAATGACGCCTTCGTTCTGAAGCCCGCGGATGAACGGCAGCCCTTCAACAGCAGACGGACCACCACCGACGAGGATCGCCTTGCCGGCATGAGGCATCGCCGCCTTGAAAAGTGGGCGGCGGGATTGCACCGCCGCCCGGATGTTCGCAGACAAATTCTCGTCTGTTGCGTTGCAAGGCATAGGGAGCCAAATTGGCTCAGTCATTAGACAACAACCCCACTCATCTGCGGATACGAGATTTGGCAGATAACAGTTGACGTTGCCGCTGCTACCGTTGCTGCATTCGCAGCAATGCATCCCCAAATCATCTTCGACGAAGCCGCCGTCGGCATGATGCGACCGGTTGTTGCAGACTGGTAAATCTTGACCTTGCCAGGATTGACGACAACGGCCGTCTTCTTGATGGTTGCAAGGCCGAAGACCTGATACCAGCCGAACTCATTCGCCACGCACGCAGACATTGCCACAGCAACAGGGCGGCCCGTTGCAGCGGTGTCTGGTGTCAGCGTCGTATCGAAGTCAGAATCGCTGTACTCGACAAGCGAGCCGACAACAGTGCTGGCGACGCCCTTTAGGTAGATGAACTCACCTTCCCCAAGGGTTGCGTCGTACCCCTTGACGCGAATGCCAAGGCGGTGCTTCTGGGTTGTGGAATTGGTGGAAATCGGCTGAAAGCCGACGAGGCCACCCTGTCCGGTGATGCTAAATGCCATTGATAGCTCTCCTTTCCTAGGTGTCGACCATCACGCCTTGCAGCGAGCGGTTGCTGCAAACGAGATTGCCCATGAATAGGATCGGAATGATCACGGCATCCTGAGCGGTCGGGATTCGCTCCTCGGCAACCGTCCACTGCGCAGCTTCATGCATCGTGAACTCAAGGAAGTTCAGATTTAGCATGTACATCTTCTTCCCCGTTGTGGAGAAGTTGGAGTTGCTGTCGAAAAGCGCGTCCACGCCAGTATACTTCAGCGTCTTGAAGCCTGTGTTAGCCATATCGGCGTCAGAGTACCGCTGTAATTCCTGCTGCGATGACCAGAAGAAGCTGTAGTAGTCGTGGGACGACACAACAAGGTTTGGCTTGTCAACGCCACGGACACACGACATCCACAGGGTGTTCATCTTTCCGACGATGTTGCCCGCAGACACCGCAGACACGACACTGAACTGGTTTGCCCAGTTGCTGTATGTCGCGCTGTTGATGCCGCCGACGGTGCCTGTGCCATCCGACGTGATGATTGCACCGAGACCGCCGACTTGGTTCGCCAAAGCGCCTGTCGAGTAGATGTCAACCGACATGTTGTTGGCGGCTGTACGCTTGGCGTTGTTGATGCGCGCTTCGATGAGCCTGAAAAGCCGCTCTTCGCCGCTGTTCTTGCGAAGCTCTTCGCCGGACGCGATGACGCAGACAGCCGCATTAACCCACGAGTAGGCTGCGTTTGTCAGGACGTCATCCTGAGAGACGGTCAGCGGGTCAAGACCCGAGAACCGCAGGTATGTGGTGTTTTCAGTGAAGTCCAGCGGGCACTCAATCTGAGTACCGCCGTCTAGGGTTGTGATCTTACCTCGCTTTTTGAGGTACGTTAGTAGAGCGTTGTTTTCGCTTACGTTATCAGCAATCTCGCCTTTCCGGTTGAAAAGGGTAGAGATTGTGATTTCGGTAAACGACGTGTTTGGATTTGCCATGCCTCAATCACCGTGATGCAGCGCGCTCCTTCACATGCTGTGCAGCACGACGAATTTCGTCCTTGAGCGTTTTGGGCTCTTCCTCAACGTGCGTTTGCCCGTTCGATCGAACATTCAGAGACGATGCCTTTCTGGCCTTCGCGACCTTCTCTGCGGCTTTCTCTGCAAGGATTTTCTGACGCACATCTGGATTTACCCAAATGGCTTGCTCGTACGCATCTTTCATGGTGAGGTTCTGGTTCGCAATGATGAGTTGCCCCATCGTTTGGCGGACCTCCTCTGCGTACTTGTTCGCCGGATCGCTCATGAAGGAGCGAACCTGCTCTGCCGCCGATGCCTCTTCGGCCTGACGGCGGGAATTCTCGACATTCGCCATGCGTGCAGCAAGCTCTGAATAGCGCTGCGCATATGGATCATCGTTCGACGCTTGACCAGACTGCGCCTGGGCCTGCGCCAGTGAAGTGAGATCGACTCCATACTGGCCAGCAAGCCATTTCAGCGTCTCGACAGGGTTCTGGATGAGAGATTGGTTGACCGCGACAAGTTGCGCAACATAGCGGTCCGACGAAACCCCATTCATCTCCAACTGCTGCCGGATTGGCTGCAAAGCTTGATCAATGGCCTTGTATGTGCTCTCGCGCTGGAAACGCTGCGTAGTCTCCTTGGCGATGTCTTTTTCCCTCTTGCTAAGCTCCCTACGGACCTCAGGGGGAAGTTTCGCCCAAGCGGCTTTTACGCTCGCGCCCCACGATGACGGAGCCGGGTCGAGATCGCCTTGCGATTGCTCGGCTGCAGGCTCGTCAATCTCTGTCGTATCCTCTACGGCCTCTTCGGGAGCGCTGTCCTCTTGCGCTTCAACCTCAGGAACCGCTTCAACCTCAGGAACCTCTTCGGCCTCGACGCCATTCACTTCAGCGGCGGCTGCTTTGATGGCATCGTAAAGTTTGGTCATCGCCTGCCCCTAAACGCCCGCTTGCACTCGTCTGGCCAGTCTGTGAGCACTCTTTCACCGACACGCTCACTCCTGTCTCGTTCGTAATCCTTTGCGTAATCTGGATCGTAGTCCGGGTGACCGGGAGTTTCGACTAAACGGCCATCCGAAACATTGCCGATGTCGCGCGCATCGATGCAGTTGTTGCGCTTCAGGTCTTCCCTGCGCGCGGCTCGTCCCTCGACGTATCCTGTTCCGCACGGGCTAAGGTAACCGGGGAGATCATTCCAAACAACTGGGGCGGGGGAGGCATTGACCCCAGAAAATGGAAGCTTCTCAACCCAGTTACCTTGCTCGCGGGACCAAATGTAACGACGCTTCATCTCACATCAACGCAGCTAGCACAACCGCAATGGCATTTTCGTCATCATGCTGAAAGATTGCGCCGGATTTGTCCACCCTTTTTGTGGTCTTGGATTTCTCGGGCAGGTAATGCTCTTCCTTGCGATACTCCCACGCGCTACCACCGTGTGCTGTGCCTGGCCCCGACTCTGCAGCAGGCGGCTCGACGGGAGGTTCTGCGCCAGTGAAGTCGAAGCGGTACATCCGCAGGATATGCGGGCCGTCCTCAGCGGCAAAGGCCGCAGGCGCATCCAACCAAAGAACTCCGATGGCTGAAGCCGCCTGTGGGATCGATAGTGCCATTGTTCGTGTGTAGTCCTAATTAAGCAAGTTCTGGCCGAGTAAATGTGGTGCCGTCATCGGTAACTGTCCTGGTCCCGATATTTGTCGTCCCGTCGTCTTGCTTCAGCGTCTCGACACCGGTAGTGCGGTTTAGAGTCTTGAGGTTGCGAAGCTCTGCCAGGATGTAGCCAAGCGTCACCTCTATGCTGGCGTTAGCCGCAGGGACAGATGTGCAAGCCGCGACTGCCTTAGCGCCGACGGCATTCGCAATCTCCGTCCCAAGGTCGGCAGCGGCAGCGGCCGCCGTCATGACGTTGGCAGCCATCGCACCGACACTGGCATCGATGCGACCTCCCACCAGCGCGGCCGGCAAGCGAGCTTGGATGTCAGAAATCTCGGTATCGACGAAGTTATCGACGGCATCGACGCTTGCCTGCGACGCTCTGCTTGAGACAGTCGTGTCGAGATTGGTTTTGGCGAGACCCCAGATGGTCGATGCGTCCGCCGCTGGATCACCAATCGCTTGGCCGAATGTGCCCTGCGTCTGATGAGCAGTGGCGTCTTCGTCCCATACGGCATCTGAAATCGTCGCATTGGTCAGTCCTGTAACGCTACCAACGGCGCCCGTAACCGATCCGACAGAACCAGTCAGGTTGCCTGTGAAGGTGGTCGTCAGCGACGTCGTGACCGTAGTCGCGGCGTTCGTGCCCGCGATGAATAGACCGTTTGTCGCGCCAGCAACAGCGTCTGGCGTGCGCTGAATTAGGGAGTTTGTGGCGGCGAGCGGATCACCGATCGCCTTGCCGAAGGTTCCTGCCGTCTGGTGCGCAGTGGCGTCGACATCCCACACCGAGTCTGGGAAAACCAACACCGCATCCTTTGGCAGCAGGATATCGAAGGTGTCGTTGTTATCTGGCGCTACGTTCCAGTCTGGCGAAACGGTGCATGTCTGCGTCGATCCGACATAATCTGTAATACGGCGCACCTCGATCAGTGTGTCGATCGTCGCCTTGCAGATCATGCCGTTGTAGTAGTCATTAATGGCGGATGCGGACGCATCGAGCACTATGGTGCTCGTCGAGACACCACCTGATGCGCTTGTCCCCGATCGCACCGAAGCTAGCACCTGAGGATAAAGAACAGCGATAGCTGTTTTCATGCCTGCTGTCGCGCTCTTCCCGTATACCACTGCGCAGTTTGTGGTTAGCTCGGTAGACGTCAAACTCAGGTAATACGCGCCTGTTCCAGTAGCAATTTCCGTGCTTTCATTGGTGCAATCGGCCGCCGTGTCACCATTCTTGCTTATCTCGGCATCCGGAGTTGACGCGCCGGTAACAAGGTCTCCGTCAGCATCTCTAAATGGAAATACGATCGTATACGGACACCCGTAAATCGGGTAGTCAGTGGCGTTGTTGCGAAAGGCGGTGGCTTCAGCCATTACTTAAGAGCCAGTATCTTGGAGATTTCGATCATCCATCTAGCGATGGCATAATCTTCAACAGCCGTGAAGTGGGTCTCCCCCTTAGCCACACGCTCAACCCTTTCCATGCTGACCGGCATGGGCAGCGTCGTCGTGTCGCCGTCAGTCGTAAATACGGCAAAATCGAATTTCATCATCCAACCCTATCGATAAATTCCAGCGTCGAGGCCGAACGCACCGCAGAGCGGCAGTTGGTGATGAAGGTGTTGATCGTTGTGCCCTGACCAACCGCAAGGCCAAACTTCTGCTCGATCTGAGTGAAGTCGGCGCCGTTGTTCAGGTGGTCCATGATGCCGCGGAGTTTGTCGGCACGCTCGATAACTTCGCGGAGCACATCCTTAAAGCGGATAAGATCGGTCGCGAACTTCGCCGTCGTGGTGCTGGTGTCTATTGTGATGAAGTCGATGGCCATCGTGTGCTTTTCCCTTTACAAACAGAAGGAGACACTATCACCGGAGAACGTCGCCTGGCCCAATACGTGTATTGGGGAGCCTCCTGCTGCCGCAGCTTCTTTTATCTCATATCCGTGGCAAATCCACGGTCCTGATGTGCTGCCGACAGTTGTCCACGTCGAGCCACCGATAGTCGCCGCCGTGGGCGTCGCGTGGTCGACCAGGAAGATGGTAGGCCGGCTCGTGAAGTAACTGAAGCGGTCTGTCCACGTCGCATCGCTCACAATGTGGTCT